TTTAGGTCACGACACTTTAGATTGTGGTAACTTATGAGTCACGACGATAAAGACCCTAAGGACTATAAACCGACTCAAATTAAGTTTATAAGATAAGTATATAACAGCGTTGTGACTTAATTAATTAGTTAGCTCACTTAGTTAGTTAGTTAGGACTTAGTTTAGGTTACTTAATTAGTTAGTTATAGTTAGTTTACCAAACTAATTAAGTCTTAAAAAGTCACTTAACTAACTCTTAACGCGTTGCTCAGAAGTTTAAAATATACCTTGCTTAACTAACTATAAAAAGTTACTATCAGGTAAACGACAAGCTAGGATTAGCTTTTATGTCTTTCTGTCCGTTAGGACTCCCAGAGAAAACAAAAAGATAAGTCCAGTTGTTGTTCACCTGAATGTAAACGTATGCTTAAAATATAGGCAGTCAAATATAACCCATTTAATATAGGAGATATGGGATCGTGAGAATAAATCTACAAGAGCAAGAGCGCAAAGTCCTATTAAGTAACATAGATAAATTAGTAAACAGTTGCACCGATAACTTAATAGTTGAATGCTTATACAGTTTGGCAGTTCAATTAAGTCCTAAGAACTCGCCCGAGTTAGATAAGTATACTAAGTTTTTATCAGATATCAGAGCGGTTTCAGGTCAAGAGATTGCACCTATGAATATCGGTGATCATTGTATTTTCAAAGCAACTAGTGGCTATTTTTATTTTAAGTTCAAAGATCAAGGTTTTGGTAAGTCTGCCAAAATAACTCATGCCGAATTGAAATCTCAATTTAACTTTACTTGGAATAGATCGATTGGGACCTGGCAGAAAAAACAAACTAATCTCGGTTTTAATTTAGATTTTTTCAATGAGGCAATGATCAGAACTTCAAGGCAAGACTTTGCGATCTTTAAGAGTAACAACTTATGATCAGAACTACCGATAAACTAATAACAACCAAATTAGGTCCAGCGTATTTAAGACAGATTGCTGTTAACAAATATTTAATTATTTATGCTGAGGCTGTTACTGCAAATAATTTTAAGGCGAAACACCGACATATAGTTGATGGTAAACGATTGAAGTCGATTTTAATTAAGGAAGTAAACTAGTATGAAACCTTATAAAAATAGATACGTTTTTAAAGTTATCCAACTGGACCAAAAACATGATTTAGGTCTCTGCTTTGGTCTTGCACCGAATCCCTTTGGATTTACTTTTGAGAGCACTGACAACGTGAAATTAAATAAACAAATAACGATACTGCTTGATGGTATCGAGAACGACAGCGAAGCAACTTCAATGCTTCGAGAATACATAAGGGGTAATTAATGTTAGAAGAGATTAAATACACGACTAAGTTTATAGAGTTTAAAGACTCAATGTTTTATTTCAAAGTGTCGATCAATGGCGAGTCGTTTGACTATCGAATGGGGTCTGGACATTGTACTCGACTAAATAATGATAAGACATCGGTGCAATATCGCATAACAGACTTAGAAAAAGACGATAGGATATCGATTTGCAAAGCCATTTACGGTTATCATAAACGACTAACCTCATACGACTATGAACAATTGCAAGTGATTTACATTAAAAGACCAAAGCTTGACGAAGTGTTAAATTGTTTATTTTTGGATAGTTCAGCGCATGAACAATGCTTTCAGGACTGGGCTTCTGACTTTGGTTATGATACCGACTCGATCAAAGCGAAGTCCACCTATGAGGCTTGCATCGAGAATTATTTTAAACTTAAAAAAGCACTGGGTAATAAATACTCAGAGATTAAAAAACAAATAGAGGAGTTAGAATTATGAGCAGAGAGTATACAACCAAATTAATAGAAATGATCGACGAAGGTTTACTAGATCGTAAAACAGTCTTGACCGCTTGTCTTAATTACATGAGCGAGGATGAGGTCAAGGAAATGATGGAAACTAACGAGTTTGTAGACAATGAGACCGATGACGATGACTCAGAGAATGATTAGCGTATCCTCTGCGCCACTAGAAAACCGATTTAAACTTAAACCAGTGAGTGGCTGCTGGAAAATCCAAGAAATTATCGGGGTCAATATCGTTGAGGCTCAAGAGATACCAGTCACCACAATGTGGCCCGGTTTATTTCCTAAGAGAAGTAACGCCATTAGACAGATTGAACAAGTTTTAAAAATAACATTAAACGAGAAACAAGTACGTAAGATTGCGTACTAACCACGAATAGAGGATAAAATGAGTTACAATAAAACCATGTTAAGAGTATGCGCTTTTGCGTCTACCGATGAGACCCGAATCAACCTAGCGTATTGTGTCCACGATGAAGCTAGCAAGGCTTTAGTCGCTACGGACGGACATAGAGCTATCTGGGATCGATCACTTTACCAGGACGCTGCAAAGCCTTTTAAAGCTAAGACCTATTTAAAGACTGGGGATTTAGTGTCACCTGACTGGGAAGGGTTCAAATATCCAAATATAAATAGCTTTAGACCTAATGAACCTGACTACTGTGAACCTATTGAGTTTGAGATATCAGAATGGATTGGTAAACTAAAAAGTAAACGAGCGGTTAAGTTTTATTTTGATATCGATGGTGCAATAAGTATCACTCCACTACCGGTGTCCGTAGCTATTGATATGAATTTAATGGTTCCTTTGGCAGGCGAGACTATCAAAATGCGGTTTAAATATAGTAGAGACGCTGAGGGTGAACTACATAAATTAGAGCCATTGGCACCTGTTTGGATAATTCTAGACGAGACTTGTGATATCGTAGTCATGCCATTGAGAGCGTAAAATGAGTAAAGATCGAGTTGAATTTTTCAAACAAATAATGAATCACCAAGACTATACCATAGCCGATTGGATTCATTTTTATAAAATAAAAAGAATGACCTATACTCAATGCCTTGAGCGTATCGTTTTAGATCTAGCATTACAAAAAGAATCTATGAGTAAAGAAATGCTAATACACTACGAGCGATGCCCATACGGTTCAAACTATGTCCGTCCACCCGATGACTTCAAGCCATTTAAATTCATCGAACCTAAACCTATAGGCTTTTTTTGGATGATGTTCTTTATATGGGTCATAGGGTTTATTTTATTTATAATTGCAAAGAGAGCGGGGTTGTTATGAGATTTTGGTTTACTTCTAAACTACAATTAATCGAAGAGAAATTGAAACTTGAGAGTGAAGTAAGACACTTAGAAAAAGTATGCACTGATCGATACCATGAGATCAGTTACCTTAATGAATTTATTAAAACTATCAAAGATGGTTTCGAGTTAGAAAAAGCGGAAATGCTTGAAGTGGTAAAAAAGAAAAATAGAGAGATCGTTTACCTCAAAGATATAGTTCAAGCTAAGGATATGATCATTGGTAAACTAGAGGGGGACCATGAACGTTTCACTAATTCGCGCTAGATCGATTAGCTGGTTAATTGCTGATTATTTACATAATGCAAAAAATCCTACTGCTAGTCGTGCAAAATATTTAGAATCACAATTTGAAAAGCTATCATTAGAACGTTTACAAAGGTTAGTCGATAAGACACCGACCAGTGATGAACGATCTACTGCTTACGAAATGGCTAACTATTTGATTGAGTTTGAGCGTGATGATTTTTATTTTTATTGCGATGAACCATCGGCAGACCATATTTATTATAAAGCATTCAAATTTTTAAACGGAACACTTGAGGCAACCAACGAGATACATCAAGCAAAGGAAGGTCGTAAATGAACCAAACAACTAGACAAGAATTACTTGTATCACTTTTGAAAAATATTAAGTCACTGGACCCTGAGACTAAAAAGCAATTGGCAAACGACTTATATATGTCAGTGAGTGAGCTTGATGACTTACTTTATGATTTGATTAAAGAGAGGTCTTTTTATGTCAAAACCAGGACCTTTTAGTAAACGCTCTGTTAAAATACTCTATGGTAAACGTCGAGCTAAGGTGAATTGGTTCGGTGCTGATTTGAATTTTATAGGTGTTAGATTTTTTTTACCCCGTAATTTGCACAGAGTCCTTCTAGCTTATCGAGCAACCAAGGGTATACCAATAGCCAGGCTTGTATCGATTGCGCTTTACCATGAGCTGAATAAAGACAATGCGTTTGATTTTGATATGGTGGCTAAGACTGAGTTTGAGGCTAGTAAATATACGCACCAAGGGTCTTTAATTTATAAATTCTTAGCCGATAACAAGGGTGGAATGGCTAAAGACTTATTACTAATGAGCGGTAGCTTGATAGGGATTCCAGATTTAGACGGTATGATACATGGCTTGCGTGAGCTAGTTGAGATCAATCTAGTCGAGGAAGTATTGAGTGTTGGTGGGTCAGACATACCTTGGGTGCAAATTAAAAATTACGTTCGAGAGGGTGACGTTTATGAAGTTAGAAGGAGTATGAGTCGATGACAAATAAAGTGCTACAAAAATTATATGAATTAAGACATGAGGTGGCCGCTTCAACTGAGGGTGGCGGTATCGTATCGATCACTTTAAGTAGAAAAGCGTTTAAGTTATTAGAATACGAGCTAAATAAGTCTCGATACGATAACGATGGACTACCTTACGAACCACTAAGCATGGTTTTTGGTATTGAAATAGAAATGGATCATACAACATGAGTAAAATGCAATTTATAGCTACTGATGATAACAAGATACCTGAACTTCGATGTTCAAGGTGTGCTAAATTTATAAAACCAAACTGTTATGACGAGAGATTTTCCGATGGTAAAAGACGGTTTCTTTATGAGCATCATTGTATGGTTTGGTTGACCGATGAAGAGTTAGATCTAATTATTTTAGAAGGTAAGGTAAAACCACATGAGATACGATGAACAGTCGGCAATGAGCCCCAATGAGTTAAAAGATTTTATGAAAACCTTCGGGTTTAGCATTAGGTCTTTGTCGGATTTACTTGGGGTGTCATATACCTGTGTTATCTACTGGACCACTGGTAAACGTAAGATTCCCGAGACTACTGCCAGGCTCATAAAATATTTCGAGCGACATCCTAACGCCATACTTGACTTTTAAAACGATACGTTATGGTATCGAGTGATGATAGAAGTAACCACACAACTATATGAGGAGTATAAAATGAGAGCAGGAGTTTGGAAACACGTTAAGAAATTTAAAGGTCAGGCATTCTTTGCAGGTTATGAAATGACTAGAGCAGGAAAGCGTATCGTTAAGTTTAAAAACGTAGCAACAGGTAAAGAAATGAGTCCAGTTTATAGCTCTATCGAAGTAGCTAAAAAAGCTGGATGGGTAAAGATCGTAGTATAAATGGACCCAGATAAGAATTAATTAAATGCGAGAGTAGCTTAGTTGGTTAAAGCACACAACTCATAATTGTGACATCGGTGGTTCAAGTCCATCCTCTCGTACCAACAACTAATTGGGGTGTGGTGTAATGGTAACACGCTTGACTTTGACTCAGGTATTTTAGGTTCGAGTCCTAACACCCCTTCCAACAACCAAAGGAAAACACCATGACAAAGAAACAGTTATTACATCGAGTAAGTATTTTAGAAACGGCTAACACTTCACTTCAAGGTACAATTAAAAACCGAGAAGACAGACTAGTTGAGCATTCAAATGAGATCGGTAGAATGCTAAAGGTTATCGATGACGTTGAAGCTGCCAATCGTGATCTGCACGTTAAGCACAACCTTCTACAAAATAAAATCAACCATCTTACTTCTGCTCTGAAAAGCACAACGAGTGTATTATGAGCGTTAGAGATGACGCAAAATTAAATTTAGAACTAGCAGGGTTGTTTAATAAAGACTCAGACTATGAAGGTATGATCGGCCATGCTGTGATGAAATTAGTAAACACCCATTTAGATGAAGGTCATTCCGGTTTTTCACATGAGCTTACTCTTCATATTTTTAACAAAGTAATTAAAGGACAAGCTCTAACAGCTAAGTACTGGGATTACAAAAAAGCTGAGATGGAAAAGTTTGCTGAAGAAAATATGGGTGAACCTTGGAAACCAGAATTAATTAAAGAAATTATAGGAGAGAGACCATGAGCGAAGTAAAACCAGAATTTAAAACCATAGGTGAACAGTTCCATGCTGAAGTGGCACCCCTGGTTAACGAACACACTCGAACGTATATCGTTGCGACTATCAATCACAATGGAGAGTCTCAAGTTATTATGAATGGTGCAGATTTGGATTTCCCTTGGCTTTTAAAACTTGCTGAGTTTAGATTTTCTGATCTACTTAGAGGTAAGAAAAAATGAGTAACTTAATGATTAATATTCGATTTCTTTTCTGGCATTTTAAAGTCGAAAAACAGACCTGGAAAATTAGTCTAACTTTTAATCCGCACCATTGGTCTCACAAACCTTATGCTGTTAAGAAACCGTTTGAAATATATGAATGGAATTTTAAATGAGTCAGGTTCACACTATTCGGACAGATACTTATATCGAGACAGCCAATAGTGACCACTTGCTTGAGCGCATCGAGCACATGAGAAAACTACTGGCTGAGAAAGATAAAGAAATAAAAGCTTTAAAAGTTGTTGTCAGTCACATGGAACAACTTTTAAAATTAAGTGCGTCTAATCGCTATGGGGAAAGTAAAACTTTATGAAAATGGTACACGCTTTAATTTTAGATGTGAATTGTGGTGAACCAAACTGTACTAATTGTCCTGGTTATGTTTACCAAATTAGAGAGACCGATATAGTCACAACCGAGTACCTTATCATCGATGAGTCTGACGTTTTTAAAAGTAAAGAAGAATGTCAAAAAGCGTGTCAAGAATCTAAACCAAAGTATATCGCTGCCTATGAGCGAATTTTAAAAGAGTCTCAAGGGATACCAGAAGGTGATAGAGGGTATCTACAATGAGTCTATACTTTTACGGACTACAATTAGTATTTGCGGCTATTGGTTTGGTAGTCGCTATTTGTATTTTGGTTGCGCTGATGGTTTTGGTAACTCCCTTTTTGTGGTTCCTAGATAGGATGATAGCATGAAATATTTCATTGAATTTTATAAAGATAAACCTAAAGCTGATGTCTACACCGAACACGTTGACGGTCTCGACGAGACTGCGATTGAAGCGATTGATCAGAAGTGGTTAGTCGCTAAACTTCAAAAAGATCTTAGCGAATTTCGACAATGTATGATCGAGAACGGTGACATAGCTTTAGTAGAATATATCGAAGCATTACTAGAGGAAATAAAATGAGTCATGAAGCAATGTGCGGCTGGATAGCAATAGGAACTCCATTTTTAATTTACGCTTTTTACCTAGTGGTGACTCGATGAAAAAAGAATATGCACTTCCGTTTACTTGCACCTGCGATAACAAGCAGGTTAAAATTCCTTTTAAGAAACCGTCACCCTATACCGGGTCAAGCTTCTCTTACAAGTGTCCAAATTGTGAGTCTGAGTTTATTATCAGGGTTATAAAAGAACATCACCTTGGTCAGTTTAAAGTCTTTGTTCGCAATGAATTTTTATCACCAAAGTTTAATGCAGTTATGGCTTTGAAAAATAAGCCTACTGTTTAAGTTCCCCATCAAGTCCTACAACCGTTAGTATTTTCCCACCTACTGAAGCGTCGGGGTGATCAACATCTCGAACCATTTCACCGTATAGACCATTCATTCTGAGTAGCTCTATCGCATCCCTGGCTCTAGTTGAGGACATAGAGTCATCGGATGATCTTAGTGCTGCGACGATACCTGATTGAGTAGCGTAGCGACCAGTGCGAATTGTATTTTTAATCATGATTAATGCTCGCTCTGCATCGCTATTAAAGTCTTGAGCTTCACGTTCTTTTTCTGCAAGCACCGCTTGACGAGCAAATAAAAATCCGTCTCGAACGATAATGAAAGGCTTATTATAAAGTGGAGATCCGTCTGTGAATTTACCAATATTACAAAGCATCGCAGACTTACCTTCCTCAAGTTCTAGTCCAGTTTTATCTCGATACTCTTCTGCATTCATGCTTTGTAAAACTCTCACAACCCGAGAATGCGAAGGAAGTCCAGTTCCTCCACGACCTGCGAATTGTGAGAGATCTTTTGAATTACTTGATTGCTTACCTATGTGGTTGATCATTTCAACACAAGCGTTGCTTTTCTCTTGCAGTTCACCCATGAATTTTGCGACTGCTTTATTCATATCATTTACACTGGACTCGCTACCCCAAAACGATGCGATAGGGTCCCATACAATCATTCGTGGTTGTAAGTCCTCGACTGCTTGCAAGACTTTATTAAGTGCATCGCGGTTTACAGTTAGGAAATTAAATTTATCTTTTGTTATTAGACAAAGGTCTGCATCTTTTTTAATTACGATACTCGATAAGATAACCTGGACCTTTGCTTCATTCTCTGGACTTCCGTCGAGCAACCCCATTTGATTTAATATCGCACCCACCATAGCCGATAGTTTGACAGCAGTATCTTCACCTGTAATGAACAACGTGCGTCCTGGTGAGTAGCAACGGAAACCAAGGAAAGGTTCCCCAAGTGCTAGGCAAATTGCCTCATATAATTTAAGGGTCGTTTTTCCCGTACCACCATCGGCACTAGTGATGTGAATATCATCAGTGCTCCAATTCTCAAATAGTTGTGGCTTCTTAAGCTTACTGCGATTAAGTAGATCGGAGCGAGTCATGAAGGTGGGTGTCCACCTGTCGGGCAGTGTAGGCGCGTCTGGTATCAATGAAGGTATGCGTATCATTAATTGAGGACCTTGCTTTGGTAACTCAATAGTCTTTGGATTTTTTAGGCCGCCCTCAATACCACTGGTGATCGTAGCTTTGGCTTCGTAATCTTGTTTACCTCTATCTTTAGCTGCTTTAAATAACTCAATTTCAGCGTACTCTCTTGATACCCCACCCGATGCGATAAGTTGACCAATGAGATAAGATTGAATGTTTAGTGTGTTGTTTGATTCACCTTGAGGTGCATTGCGAATTGCATCGATGGCTTCGTTAAATATTTCTAGTCCAACTTCAGGAGATACCCCTGCGATATGTGCAGTTGGTGATCGTTCTCGTTCTTTCTTTTGACATTGATCGTAAATCCATTGAGGCATTACAGCCAATGGTTTAGATGTATCAAGAGTGTAGATACTAGCCCACCCACCAACACTGCGAAGGTCTAAACCTGGTAAGAATTTTACTTTGTTTCCGGTCTCTCTAGTCGGGTCGTGTTGGAAGAAGAAATGAAATCCTCCACTAGGTGTCGCCTGCCACCATGTTTCAGGAAGTTCAAGACCCATTGATTTAATTGTTTCAAGACCGTTGACTCCATTTTTTATATCGACATCAAGAACTACTATTCCATTGGTAGGTCCACAAGGTGCTCCCCATAACTGAATACGATCACGATAAAATTCTTGCCATTGTTTTATTTGATCTGGGTCCGATGATGCTTTCTCTTTCCACCCCATAATGAGTGGAACTTTTTGCTTCTCATGGTTATATGTTGCTGGAAATAACTTAAGCACTGTGTCTCTTTTCAAATTAGTCTCATTAAAAAATCCCAGGGAAACAGAGACTATGCTTGTCATCTTCTCGATCAAAGAAGACTATCCCTGGAAAAATATTATCTTATAAAAAGTTTTTTAAATTCGTCAACCGAGTTAATCATTGCTGCGATACCTCCTCGACTCTTTACCCATTCGATAAAGTTACGTTGGTGAAGTTCTCTAGTGTCCCTATAGTTTGGTTTCCAATCTTCTTTCTTGACTTCGATAGCAGTAAAGACAGCTAAAGTTCTCCCTACCATTTCAGGAGTTACTACAACTTCGGTCCATCCGATAAGGTCAGAAGACTTATAAGCTTGATTTTTACTGACCTGACCGAGACCATACCGTATCAATCTACCTGTGATATCTTTCGCTGCACCTGAATTGTTTCGCATGAGATTAACTCGCATTCGCGGAGCTTCAAGCTGGATCTCTTGTTGTATTTCGCTTTCACTTTTCATCGTTACCTCTAAAGCCAGCGGTGAAAAAGTTTAGTTGACCTTTAAGTGGTACAAAGTCTAGTGGTTCAGGATTTTGTAAAACAAAACCATAAGGTCCTTGAAACCATTTGCTATCAGATTTTTCCACGACATCAACGATCTCTACGCTACCAATTATACCGCCGTATTTTAAATCATCAGGATTTATGAAACCTTGTGACTCCATTTTATTTCTATCTTGAACAAATCTTTTCATCGCTTCTTTATCGGGGGACTTACCTGCATGAACTAAAAATCGACCTCTAAGTTTTGTATTCCATGTGCGGTTTTCTATATCCTTACCACCATGAACAATCAACCATGCCCAAGGTTGTTTAATCGATAACGCTTTATAATCCGATTTCATATCGTATCTCCTTTTCTACTGACAACATCTCTGCTTTCTTTAAACTTAGCGCACCTGTGATACTCATGTCGTAAGTTAAGAAAAACTTTTTGTGTATCTGCCTATCTGTATACCCGAAGTGTTTCATACGTCCCGCCCATAAAGCAATTGTATCGGCAAGTTGTTTTTGCATCTCAATTCTTTCTCTTTGGTTACGACCTGCTCTTACACCTGCTGGAGTACCTGCTGCCATAGCTACTCGCTCTGCCATTTCTTCAGGACTCTCTAAATGTATATCGGCTTCAAGTTCTCTGATTGTATCAGGGTCTAGTAACATTAAGTCACCGTCAACTTGTCGTAGAGCTTCACGCGCAGACGTTCCACCTGCTCTGTTATATTGCTTAATGTATTCGGTGCCGCAATAAGGACACGCTTCCAACACCTTATCGTAAGGTGCGTTACATAAATGATTTGAACAGATGCGAAGGGTGTTGGTAGTATCTCTGCGTTTTACAATACGGTCTAACGTCCAGGTACGATGCTGGTCAGGTAGTCCATGTCGTTTGATGTTACCAACATGATCGATAATCGTTGCATATTCTTTTCCTTTTTTAATCCTAAGACCTCGACCACAAATTTGTAGGAACTTAGACACTGACATGGTAGGTCTTGCCATCGATACGCACTCGATACCACTAACGTCAAACCCTTCATCAAAGAGATCGACGTTTACTAATACTTCAAGTACACCTTCTTCAAAATCTATGACTGCTTGTGATCGCTCTTTATCTGGTGTTTCACCAGTCAGAGTTTTTGCTTTCACACCTTTAGCTAGAAATTCTTTTTCGATTTTAAATGCAGCTTCAACGTCGGTAGCAAAAACTATCCCCTGTTTGTTTTTGCAAAATTTCAAATAATTTTCTACGACATCTCCAACTATACAACTGTCACGAGACGCAACTGCCATTGCCTCTCTAGTAAAGTCAGACCCCTCATTTGCCTTGACTAAATGCTTCTCGTAGTCACCTGGTGGTACTACGATCTTATATTTAGAAAGGTATCCTTCGTTGATTAAAAACTTACTACTCGGTCCAAGTATCATGTGATCAAATACACCATCAGCATGAGTACCAAGACCACGTTTATCTAAGCGTTGAGGGGTCGCTGTGAAACCTATACCTCTAGCGTTTGGGAATGCAGCTAGTGCTTTACCCCACTTGTTACCTTTAAGAACATGTGCCGCTTCATCTTGTATCCAAACCTTTATATTATCGGAAAGGTTACGATAGGTGTCCGTTCGAGAATTGAAAGTGTCAACAGATGCGACAGTGATTGGTGCTCGATGGTCATACCATTGTTTACCAGTCGCTCGACGTTGAGCTGCGATGATACCAACAACCACGTTTCGAGGTGATATTATATTGTGTGGAACCCCGGCTCTCGATAGGGTAACGCATAACTGAGACACTAGTTCTTTTCGATGCACTAATATAATAGTCGGTAGCGATTCACCAAAGACTTTACCGATTGCCAAATCATAGGCAACTGAGCATAAAGTCACAGCTTTTCCTGACCCTGTAGGCATGACTAATAGTGGAGCTTTACTACCATCAGCTAACGCTTTGTAAATTTTATTCTTTGCATCGGTTTGATAATCTCTAAGTCGGTAAGTCATATAGTGAGACAACCTGCTTTACTTTAATCTAGTTTGGCAATTGTAAATTACTTATAACGCATTATTACATTCATTCATTTATTTTCTTGCCGATACCTGATATTATATCATAAGACTTCGGGACTAACAAAGGAGAGACTATGGATACATTGTCGTCAGAACAAATAAAGAATATTAATTCTCGATTCACCAGCCACATACCAGATGAGCAAACAATTAGAAAAATGGCTCACGTTAGAAAAAAAGTGCGTGAGTTAGCACTTGAAATTGAAATGGTTTGCCCTGAATCAAGAGAAAAAGCTACAGCGTTAACGCAATTAAGTTTCGTTATGATGTCAGCAAACAGTGCGATCGTACAACAATGCCCTATTAACGAAAAGGAGTTATAAATATGAAACTAGTTTTTCAAGGCGATAGCCTTAAAGAAATTAACCAACAGATTTTAGCAGCGGCAGACGAGTTAACTCGTGAAGATGTTAAACAACCTGGTATTGAGTTCGGTGAACATCGAACAGCTACTCAAACTTTAGAGATTGAAAGAACGGGTAAGTCACCTCAGTTCCCTCAAGGTATCCCAAAAGATCGTTGGGTTGACGCTCAACCAAGCATCGAAGCGATGCAAAATTCTATGGTTGAAGATCACTCTGAACCTGAAGTTCAAGGTTCACCAACAACTAAGCAATCTAAGATCGATGGTTACAATGTGTCAGATGGTAAAGTTTGGGTTCCTGTTGAAGGTCGTGGGTCTTCTTACTCAGGTATTGAGATCGATGAATACCACAGACGTAAAGCGGCTAAAGAATCTGGTGGTGAACTAGATGCGGCAGGTACTCCGTACAATCCAGCGATCCATACGTCTACTAGAACCAAGACAACTAAAGGTCTTTGGAAAAACAGACCAGGTGGCGGCGCAGTTAAAGCTGAAACACCTGAAGTAACTCATCAAGTGAAACCGTCTCAAGATATACAGATGACGGTGCAAGCACCAGCTACCGTTCAACAAGTTGTAGCTCATGAAGATTCTGCACCTGCTATTGGTCGCGCACCATCGATGCACAATTATGAGAGTTTTAAAACTAACCTAATGACTATCGTTGTGAAGCTGATCAATGAGAATAAGATCACTCGTGATTACATGAAAGATCTAAACGCTTACTTCCAAGTGGCTAACCTTTGGGATGTTAAGAATGACGATGCTAAATGCCAACAACTATTTAAGTTGTTCTTAGAGTATCAATTTATAATGGGAGCTTAAAATGCAGACGGTCCGTGAAATACGATGTTCGAGTTTAGATCGATATATGAAATGTCCTGGCTTTGCACAAATGACAGATACGTTACCAAACTTATCTAATCCAGCCGCAGAGGAAGGAACAGCAGCAGGTGAACTACTTCAAGCTATGTTAGAACAAAGGTCGTTGAAACCCAATGTCACTGGTGTAGCAAAGAATGGTGTTCGCTTTGACTCTGATATGTATTTCCATCTAACACCTATCGCTCAAGAAATCCTTAGTAAGAATGTTATGATCTCTTGCGAGGGAAGAGTAGATTGGGTACCATCTCCGGGTATCGCTATTCGCGGATCGTTTGATATCCAATATCAGATCGACGATACACTTTACATTGAAGACTTAAAGTACGGATGGAAGATTGTAGATGTGAAAGAGAACTGGCAGCTACTTGGTTATGCTATTGGTAAGATGATTCAATCACCAGTACCTACTAGAAAAATCCAATTCACAATCCATCAACCAAGACCACATCATGAAGATGGTCAATCAAGAGTTTGGTGTATTACTGTAGATGAACTTAATTACTACTATCAAAAAGTCACTCAACACATGACTGAGATTGCAAGCGGATCTCGTGAGCTTATTACTGGAAAGCATTGCAAGTATTGTCCAGCGGCAGCTAATCGTTGCCCTGCGATCTCTCGCTCAATGTACGAAGGTATCGAGCAAGTGATGTACGATTTTAAACAAGACGACCTGACTGAAGCTGAGATAGCGAATCAACTTAGATTACTCGATGACGTATCAAGCTTAGTTAAAATTAAGCAGGACTCTTTGAATGATCTAGCCTGTATGAAATTAAAAGAAGGTAAGTTGATTCCTGGTTACGGACTTGAAGAGAAGTTCGGAGACCGTAGCTGGAAAGCTGATGTCACACCAGAGGCAATCGAATGCCTTACTGGTTTGGTAATTGTAGAGAAGGTCATCATGTCACCTGCTAAAGCTGAGAAGCTAGGGGTCGATAAGAAGTTAGTTAAAGATTTAGTTGAGAGAAAATATACAGGCGTGAAAGCTGTTAAAAAAGATTTTAATAAAGATGCTGAGAAGGTCTTTGGAAAAAAGGGTTAACATGGAAACTCAGATAAGAATTGAAACAGGTAATGATCAAATTGAAGAAATAAAAACTGTTCACTCTGATGAAGAAGCAAACAGATTGTTACAAAAAGGTTGGATATACCTTTGGTCGGGTGCAGTTCACATCGACACTATGGGATATAACGTAAAACCAATATTCACTTTAGGTTTAAAGAAACTAGTAATGCCAAAAGATTTTAACAAAATAACAAGGAGATAATTATGGCAGGAGAAGGAAGACAATTAATGTTACAAGGTCGCATAATCTGGACGGTAGGTAAGACTCCGTTTGATGGCGCTCAACGTAAAGATCAAACAGGTAGACCAATTACCAATGCACAAGGTGAACCTGCGATGCAATACGGATTTGGTTTGGCAGTACCTAAGCCAGGACCTCAATCAACACCCGATGAAACTAAGAACTTCATGGATATGTGGAACGCGCTTCAAGCTGAAGCAATGGCTCTGTACCCTACAGGTCACATCCCACCAGGGTTCTCGTTCAAGTACAAAGACGGTGACGGAGTAGATCATAACGGTAAACCATTCTCTGCTCGTGAAGGCTATGCTGGACATTTGGTTTACGCTTTGACCACTTCTTTACCGCTTAAGTTCTTCAAGTTCGACGGAGCTTATGTGCAAGTTAAAGATGGAATCAAGTGCGGTGACTATGTTCAGGTACAAGTGAATGTTAAAGGGCACCTACCTAAGCCAGGTACTCAAGGTAAACCAGGACTTTACTTAAACCCTAATATGACGCTGTTCCTGGGCTTTGGTAAAGAGATCATCAATGCTCCCGATGCTTCTAGTGTATTCGGCGCTGCACCTCCTCCAATGCCAAATGGTGCGTCTGCTACCCCGGTGGGTGGACCCGCTAACTTTGGTGCATTTGGTCAAGAACCTACGGGAATGGTTCCTCAACTTGGAGCTGCACCATTTGGACCTCAAGCACCTCAGACACCACAATGGGGTGGGCAAGCAAACCCAAACGTATTGCCGCCACAGTTTCAGCAGCAACAGCAACTTACACAACCTGTCGCGCCTGTGGCAACCCAATGGCAGAATCCTGGGGGTATGGGTACCTCTGCACCTACGGTGAATGCCCCTGCTCCATTCCCTTCTAACCCGCAACAAGGAACACCAAGACCACCTTGGCAGCAATAAGGATTTAAGATGAGATTAGCACGTAGTAAATTACTAATTAAAGAAAGACTATTGAGTAGGGTAAGCTACGTGCAATCCGGTTGTTGGGAATACCAAGGTAAACGAACACTTCAGGGTTACGGCAAGATGAAATGGTCTGAGTTTAATGAACAGTTAGCTCACAGAATTTCTTTTATAATTTTTAGATCGAACGGACTATCTATAAAAGATTTCTGTATTTGTCATACTTGCGACAACCCCTGTTGTGTAAACCCTGAACATTTGTTTCTTGGTACACACGACACTAATAATAAAGATCGAGCTAAGAAGGGTAGAACAGTTACACCAAACATGAATCTTACCCATTGTAAACGTGGACATGAATTCAATATAGAAAATACTCACATTCGACTCAATGGAACTAGACTTTGTAAAAAGTGTGCAAATGAAATGACCAGACTAGGATATCACCGACGTAAAGGTAACTTGAATGAACAACCAAATTTCTAAACAACCTTATTATTGTTATGACCTTGAGGTCTTTCCTAATGTCTTTCTGTTTTCAGGGAAGTGGAGGGGTTCAACTCAACCTATGAATGTGTTTGAGATATCCAATCGACGTAACGATAAGTCTCAGCTCATTCAGTTTTTAAATTACCTGCGTGATTGCAATGCGATCATGACAGGTTTCAATAACCTTGGATTCGATTTTCCCATAGTTCACGAGTTACTTAATAGTCCATATACTTTCGATGCGCTTAAAGCCTATCAGCTTTGCGCTCAGATTATTGGTAACGGTGATCGAAGTAATCAGTTAGGTTTTCTAGTTCCCTACGCCAACAGACACGTTATGCAGCTTGATCTTTACAAATTAAATCACTTCGACAATCAAGCCAAACGCTGTTCACTTAAACAGTTGCAATGTGCAATGCGATCTCAGTCGGTCGAAGATCTTCCGTTCCCTGTTGGTAAGATCTTAACTTCAGAAGAGATCGACACTTTAATTAAATATAACATTCACGACATCACTGAGACCGAGAAGTTCTTAGATATCTGTCAACCTGCTATCGATATGAGACATGAGCTACTAACAAGTGGTATGGTTCAAGGTGACGTTCTAAATTATTCCGACGTTAAGATTGGTGAGCAGTACCTAGTTAAAAAGATCGGCCGTAACAAATGCTACGCAGGTTCCAAACCTAGACAGACTTTTAGACAAGAAGTTATTTTTAAAAACATTATACTACCAAAGATAAAGTTCAACACGTTCACTTGTCACGAAGCACTTGAATGGTTTCAGTCGATTATAGTTTATCCGATGAAGAAAGAACGCGAGACCTTTAAGAAAGTAATTCAGATTGGTGGACTTGATTTCCACTTTGGTCTTGGTGGTGTTCACGCTTCTGTTGAATCAAAAGTATTTCATTCCGATAAAGACTACATCATTAAAGACATCGACGTTGCTGGTATGTACCCTGCCGTCACCAATGCTAATGGAATCGCACCTGAACATTTAGGTAAAGATTTTACTTTGGCATATTCACAGTTACCTATCGAGCGCAAGCGATATAAGAAAGGTACGACTCACAATAAAGTTTTAAAGTTATCGAGCAACGGAGTGTTCGGTAAAACTAACGATATGTACTCGTGCTTCTTTGACCCACAACACACCTACTCTGTGACTGTGAATGGTCAATTGCAATTGCTTCAGTTAGTTGAAAAGCTTATCTCAATCCCTGGACTGCAACTTATCCAAGCGAATACCGATGGTATCACAGCGCGAGTCCCTCGATCTCTAGTGTGGACATTCGATGCCTACAAAAAAGAATGGGAGCAAGAGACTAGTTTAGAACTTGAGGAAGTAGATTATAAATCAATGTGGATTGCCGACGTTAATAACTACCTGTGTTTAAAGACTGATGGAACTGTTAAAGCAAAAGGTAAGTATTGGTATCCAGTAACCGTCGATGATTACGAAGGTGTATGGAATAAGGACTTCAGTATGCTCGTTGTTCAGAAATGCGCTGAAGCCATGTTGATCCATGACATCAATCCAGAAGCGATGATCAATGCCTTTATAGATAAATTTGATTTCATGAAATACTATAAAGCTAAAGGTGCGTCGGTCCTCATGCTTGGTGACAAGGAAGTTCAAAAGACTTGCAGATATTATGTGTCTACCAAAGGTCAACCCCTTAAGAAGATCGACCCTGCTCGTGGACCCGAAGGAACCTATTGTCGCAAGAATAGTTTAAGTGATAAGTTTTATGAAACTACACTTGCATCAATCGCACCTGGTACTTGGGATGAAAGAATCCATACTAAAAATAAATCAGTTTATAAACCTGTTCACACATCCATCGAAGCGGGAAAACTTATCAAGCTTTGCAATAACGCAGACGATTTTGATTGGTCAGATGTTGACTGGGAATATTACATCGAAGAAATTAAAAAACTATATATCGGAGAAACCAATGGATAACATTTTCAGTCCAGTTCAACACAGAGTTTTAAAAGCTCTCGGTAATAAACAAATGAAACTTTCAGATTTAGCCGAGAAGGTTTACAAAGACGAACACCAGAAACCCATGTCACCTCGAACGGCCGTAAGGTCAGCAATTGAATTTATAAACTACAAGTGTGAGATGAATAAGATCCCTTGGAGAATTGAAACTGATGGAGCTATGGGGCGCAATGGTTGTATGGTTAGGAAAGTTAAATGGCTTTGATGTTAAACGTGGACCCAGAAGTCAGACGCGGGGAAGTCATTCAGTGTTTTAAAATTGAACACGCGGGTCAAGAAATGCTCATAAAAATATACGTTCAAAAGTCCACCGGAAATCTTAAAATGGTTTTCGATGGACCTAAGTCTTTTGGTATCTCTAGATTCAAAGAAGCTTTCTTATCTGTAACAAAGAGAGATAGCAGTCGTTAAACCTGTACCGTTACCAGACGGTGCTTGAACTCTTAAATACTTCGGACCCATTTGAATGTATTTAATTCCCACGGCCGTAAAAGTAATATCATTTCCTGCTGTATCTTTAGCCGTCGCCCAAGTTGTTCCATCGTTTGAAACTTGAACTGTCAAAGTTGTAGTTCCAAATGTACCAGCTAATGCTTGAATAGCTCCGGCCGCACAGTTACCGATATCTAAAGCTTCTGTTACGTCTGTTCCTGCACCTGTGATTGCTGCGGTAGTTATCGTTTTACCTTTAACCCCCATCATATATGTACTTGCTACTGTTGCCATGATAAACTCCTTTTAAATTGTATCTTTACTTGTTCTAAACCCTAACACATCTGATGCTTTGTACTTAGACATTTTAAAATCATTACTTTGGTTTCCACCAAGGCACCAAATAAAATCATCTTCTCGCTTTACAAAAAATGCAACGTGACCTTGCCATTCTGAATTGCCACGTTTAAAAACCACAATGCACCCTTGAACTGGATAGCACTCTTTACCCCACTTAAGCCATGATTTAGCTAGTGCAGATCGAGTACCCTTGCCACCAGCAGATTGAATCAACCAGTTCATAATTACTGAGCACCATGATGTTGTTGAATCATCAAGATCTTTCGGATCCCCTAAACCATCAACCGCACTAAACGCTTTTGTGATTCTAGGATTACTCGCACCACCTGGAAGTTCTTTCCAGTTATTTTTCATTTCTTCTAAAGCTAGTTTGTAAGCTTTTTCTATCAAGGTCATTGGTTACACCCTTCTAATTTCTTTTTATAATACTCTTCTACAGCTTTAAAGTGGTCGATGATTTTAGGAAAGTCTGAACCTTTAAAGCCGAACACACCTTCGCATTGTGATAATGGATGGTCAATTACAGGAGTGAATTTAATATTGGTAGCGTCGGTCATTGCATATTCTCCGCATAAATATGCACCGCTTTCTGGATCACGAGCAGTTTCCCAAACTTTAACTTCTTCGGGAAACTTTGGTTTTTCAGGGCAACCGCTAATTCCCGTCAGAAGAGTTAATGAGAAGAGTAGCAGCGCGAATTTGTTCGACTCTAGTCTTAGCCTCAAAATACGCTTTAGCATTCTTTCCATTTCGGATCCCTTCGAGTCTTTCTTTTTCAGCCAGTTCTTTACTAGCATTCATGCTGTTAATAGATTCGGAGACTGCCCACTTAAGGGCAGCCATACCGAACTGACTCATTAAACTAACAAGCCATGCTGGAACCATTACAGTTTCAACTTTGCGATTAGATCAAGCAAAGCTGCTTCAGCCATTGGTGACAATACAGGTTCTACCATATCGTCAATTTTGTTTTCTGAGTTTGCAACTTCAGCTTTAACTACCAAAACTAAAGCTTTAACAACGTGTTTAGCCGCTTCTTTAATTTCAACTTCGATAGCTACTTTTTGTTCGTCATTTAACATATCTTTCTCCTAAATTAAGCGGGTCGTGATTGACCCGCCATTAAATTAAATCATTTCTATTTTAAATATCTTATTAGTACCTTGAACAGACAAGAAGAATTTCTCAGTCTCAAGTCCTAAGTCAACAGCTAAAATCCATTTCTCTCCCAAAGCAGGAGTAGCAGGGTCAGCCGATAGAACTTCAAAACCTTCTACCCCTTGAATACCTTGCTCACCTTGAGGACCAACTTCGCCTTGAGGACCAGCAGGACCAACTTCACCTTGAGGACCAACGGCACCAGCAGGACCAACTTCACCTTGAGGACCGATAGGACCTACGTCACCTTGGATACCTTGAAGACCTTGCTCACCAGCAGGACCTACAGGACCTTGAACGCCTTCAGCACCTTGAGGACCAACGGCACCTTCTGCACCAGCAGGACCTACAGGACCTTGCAATCCAGCAGCACCTTCGGGACCAGCAGGACCAACTTCACCTTGGATACCTTGAGGACCCATTGGACCTTCGGCACCTTGTGCTCCGGCTTCACCAGCAGGACCTACAGGACCCATATCTCCTTGACCACCTTGTGCTCCAACTTCTCCCTGAAGACCTTGAGGACCGATCTCACCTTGTGGACCTTGTGCTCCGGCAGGACCTTGCGCTCCAACGTCACCTTTTTCACCTTGAAGACCTTGTGCTCCAACGGGACCTTGAACACCTTCAGGACCAGCAGGACCAACTTCACCTTGAGGACCAACCGCACCAGCTTCACCAGTGTCGCCTTTGTCACCTTTAGGACCGATCTCGCCTTGAATACCTTGGATGCCTTGTTCACCTTGAACACCAGCAGCACCTTGAGGTCCAGCGATACCGTCTAATCCCATGTCACCTTGTGGACCTTGAGGACCAACAGGACCTTGAACACCTTCAGCACCTTGAGGACCAACAGCTCCGGCAGGACCCATCTCACCCGCAGGACCTTGAGGACCTACTTCACCTTGAGGACCCATAGGACCAGCTTCACCAGCAAGACCTTGAGCACCCTGTGCTCCGGCAGGACCCATTTCTCCCTGAAGACCTTGAGGACCCATTGGACCAACAGGACCCTGGATTCCTTCAACGCCTTGAGGACCTTGTGCTCCGGCAGGACCCATCTCACCAGCAGGACCTTGAACACCTTGAGGACCTTGTGGTCCAACGGGTCCTTGAGTTCCACCACCAGCACCAGGAGCTTGAACGAATACAACGTGTGAGTTCTTTAGATCGAACTTGTCGTTGTCGTTCTTAACTTTTACTACTTTTCTGTCTAACATATTTACTTCCTTATTTTTTACGCCGCAAAATTGCGACGATTAAATTATAAATTAATTCTAACATAGATCCAGATTTAGTTTTGTCAGTTTTACCTAACCAGTACTCAAGGCTAGCAAACACTAGTGTAACAACAATAAAAATAATATCTCGGTTAGTTAATACGTCGCACACTTACTTCGCCTTAGGTTCTAATCGACCTCTGATATAACTTACGTCACTGGATATCTTATTAATCCCATCGCGCATTTGAGACATCTCGGACTCGACTCTTTCAATTCTATTTTCCAGTTTCAAAGAATCAGCTTTACTTTGGTAGTTGGTAGACATCCAAGTAACGATCACCGTTAGAGATACACCAAAGGCTAGAGTTTCAGCGAGTGTCAGTTTCCATTTTAATAAATTGCCCGTTTGTTCCATAATTTATCCTTGATTAAAACGGTGAGACGACGAGGAGGGAACCACCAAACCTGACCCGCCGCCCACCAATTATTTATTTCTTTTTAGGTTTTGGTTTCTTAACTTTAACTTTCTTTCCGTACATCTTAAATTCCTTCCCAAGGCATTACTGTTTTGCACATCCATTTATCATTGGAGTCTTCAACAGGTTTGCAAGCTTTGTTCATCGATAAGCTTGAGCAACTTGTTCCTATTAATAGGAATGAAATTGCGCTAATAATAAGTATAATTCTCATCTAACCCTCCGTAGTTACTTTTTTTATTTTATCATTTTTTCGTCTTTCCCAGCTTGCAGTTTTAAATCCTAGTTCTTTTAATCTCTTTTTAAGTTCACTAAAACTCTCAGTTGAAAACTTTCCACTCAAAGCTGATATCTCTACGTGCGTACCTTCTACTTCTATGATCATCGAGAACTCGTAAGGGTCTCCAAACTTTTTAAAATCTGGTCCTCCCCTTACTACAAGTACGTTAGCTTTTTGCTCTATGTGAATCATTTAATCCCTATTTTATTAACTTCATTGACATCCAGTTTTTTCCGGCAGTTGTGTTTAATGCACAAGCTACAGTACTTAACATTACAATACTTATTTTTTGTCCTGCTGTTACTTTGACATCTCCGACATAACTTGCAGCTTGTCCGCTACCTGCCGCAGTTCCAAGGTATCTAATAAAACTAACTTCTTTATTGTAAACACCATCAACAAAAATCCTAACTCGAAATATCTGTCCAGCTGTAACTGTCTCAGCTTCGCTTGTTGATACAAACCCTTTAACTTCATAAACTCCCGAATATTGAGCAGTATAATCGTGATTCGATGTAGACCAATTACCATGTGTATCTTCTTCATTAGTTGCATACTGTAATTTTGTATCAGTGTTTGCCGATATACTTTGACCACTTGTTGAGCCTCTTAAGACGTAAACCTTTTCAGTGGCACTGATTGTTGTCGATGTTTGAACCTTTTCAATGGTTAAATAATTGTAAGTAACATTTCCTGTGTACGTTATGTTTGAATCACTATTTATCGAAAGTGTATCCCCTGCGTTACAATCAACGGTAGTGCTTCCGGCAAAACCTTTGGAGGCTCCCATAATGGTGCCAATATATTTATGAATTGAACCATTTTTATAAACTATTAAATTGCCTGTTGCCGAGGTTGATACTGAGAAAATTGACAGTCGGTATCTACCTGCGCTCGGTACTGTGTAAACACCGGTGCTTGTACTAAACGAATTTGTTTTATCGTAAACCTTGGTATCATAAATTAAAATACCATTGGCTGCCGGGGTAACATTTGAAGCAAGAGCTAAATGTGCTGAAATTTCTCTAGCGTCATAACCATCACTGACCTGGGCACTTGATGACCAACCAGCAATAGGAACTTTAAAATACATAGTCATTAAATCAGTATTACCCCATGTAGCCTGTACCGCCTGGGTGACAGCGCCACTATTTGTTAGGTAAGTAGAACCTGTAGCGGTAGCGTTTAACTGAACTGAAGTTGTGCTCGCATAGGAAATTCCACCGATGTAATTCGCAATTCCAGCATCAAGCATATTAGCTTGACCAAAACTGAAATCATTTCCCGCAGTAGTATCGACAAGTTTAGTTGTGTCGATCACTTCACCCGATGGTAAGTTAACTGTTAAGCTCGCAGAGGTCGGTGCACCAGCTAAAGCAATTTTAACTCTATATTCTCCATCGCTTCCAACTCGTCTTTTTAAACCTGTGTAAGTGGTATTGGTAGACCATGAACCAGTCGGTGTCCAAGCTACCCAATCAGTAATCGGAGTTCCATAAACGTACTGTGATGGTTTTACTTGGATGTCATCAATCTTTAACGTGTAAGCCGACGCTGAAGTTGTTGCAACGTGAGCGATTAATCGATAGCTCGTACCTGTTGCAGAAGTTTGAAAATTCGCAATAAACCTATCTGATATAGTGGTGCCATTTGAAAACATCTTAATACTAGATGGTTCAATTAAAGTTGAGTTGGTGACATCGTAAATGTACCAAATCACATCACTGTCTGCACTTGAAGTACCCGCAACAAAAGTTCCAGAACTTACTATATATGGAACTTCGATTTGTAAAACTTTAGCTTGTTGACCCGCTGGAATAGTGAAAGGAATTGCCCAACCTTGCCCTTGTCTATTTGCCGCATCCTTTACCAAAGTAAACGAGTTAACATCAAACATTGGGGAGCTTGAACTAATTGCAGTCGTTACGTTTGGTGAACCACCCGTTCCATCAACAGGTCTAGTACCAGCCGCATCAGCATAAGTAACAATAGGTGTAACACTTTCGGCATCACCATTCTTAACAAAGTTATCAACCATCGGAGCTTGATATCTTATTTTGTTGGTAGCCGCTGAATCCGTTACGAGCTGTCGTCCATCGAGTGCAGTAACACCTTGACGAGCTACCGTCGCCGAAGCTGTCGCAACATATAAATCACCGGCCGTGGTGAGCGTAGCCATTGGTTGTTTTGCCGCAAGCAAAGTCGTTAAAGAACTGGAAACATCTAGATAACCTAAAGTTGTAGTGGTTGTACTTGATGCGGCCAATTCGCTAGAAGCACCAGTAACTAAAACACGAGACGCTGTTAATGGCGTCGTAATCGTTCCAGAAAATGTAGGTGATGCTAGATTGGCTTTTAAATCTAAAGCTGACTGAAGGTCAGTCTGAGCCGATAAAGTGCCAGTGATTGAACCCCATGTTCCACCACCTGAACTATATGATAAAAAGTCCCAAGTACCCGCTGCACTTCCTGCCGCTCTTAAATGGATCTCAACTTGAGAACCACCTGCAACAGTACCAAGTAAACCGCCACCTGAAGCGTTTATTGTTACAGTCCCAGAAGACTTATTGATTATGAAAAATCTACGACCAAGCTCTGTTGTCATAGTTGTCGCATCAGGCATCACAACCGTTTGAGTCGTTACACCTGTTATAATTAATTTGGTCTCACTCGCTCGTGTGAGAGTTGTAGTTCCTGCTGCTGAAGCAACAGTTGTGAAACCCTCAATCAGAGCTGGTGGTTTAAGGTACGTTCCAGCACCGAAAACCGTTGTCGTGAAAAATAAAACTAAGATTAAAATATTATTAAATTGGCGCATTTGCTTGGTATCCTATTCGATAGTTTCCTGAATCCGTCAACGTGTTGAACGTGATTGTGAATCCAGATGTTGTTTTTCCTGTTAGCATCCATTGTAAAAATATTGGAGAAGAGTCCGAAGTATTCTCGATAAGTACACTAGGTACATAACTTGTATCTGCTGTTGTAGTGCTAAAAACTACAGTATGAGTCCCAACACCATTAGCGATATTTTCTATACCTGCTCGAAGAATCCCTGCACCAGTAGCACCTGTTGGACCTGCTGCACCCGTAGCACCTGTTGGTCCGGCTGGACCTGTTGCACCCGTAGCACCTGTCGCACCTGTTGGTCCCGTTGGTCCAGCATCACCGACAAACGCTGATCTAGCTACTGCTTCAAATCCGTCACCATCCTCATTGACTGCAATGACGGAATCAGCAACTAATTCAATTTCAGTGTCAAAAGCATCAGCATCGCTGGCAGTAACAAACTTACCTAAGACTGGTGCGCGTTTAGCAAGGTAAGCTACAGCTTGAAGTTGAAGAACAATGTAGTCCATAGCATCTTCGAACTGATCTAGAGTCCATGATGAACGTCTAACAAACTGTTGAGGTTGTGTTGGTTCATTGGCGTTTAAGATAATGGCTAAAGGATAATCGGCTGGTAAAACAGCAGCTAGAACAACTTGTCCACCACCGTCTTCATTGAATGTAACAGAGCTTAGATAAGTTAAATCATTACCGTCAACTGCCCAAACTAGAGCACCCGCATCGTCGATTTTAACTATTAGGAGTTGAGATTTATCGGTAATTTTAAAGTCAAACGAATAGGTGTCTAAGACTCCTGTACCAATAAAATCTGACCTGGGTTGATAAGTTGAAATACTCATGTTTAAATCCTTTATTTATTAGATTCGTTTGTCAATCTTTCCTCTGCCTCTACCACTTTAAAAAGCAACCAGTCTTTAAAACCACCAACAGTTACGTCGCTGTCAACACCGTAAGCTTTTAAAACTTTAGTATCGACTAAGGTATTGATTCTAGTACCGTCTTGCGCCGAGAGTACTTCAACAAGTTTTAAAGGTCCAAGAATATGTGAGCCGTAAATATTCTCAGGGGTTGTTTGAAACCCTGAAGCTCTTAAAATCTCACCACTTTGTTTACTCGTATATTCAAAAGCTCTCTCTTGTTGTTCTGTCTTTTGAGACACTCGACCATTTTCAGTTAAAGCTAATTGTGGAGCATCCATCATTAAGTTGTTCCAAACTTCTTCAGTGAACTGATAAATTCCGGCCGCACCCGTATCTTCATTATATGCAGTAGGGTTTGATTCGCTGATCATTTCTTTAAGTGTACTGTAGGTCTGTTTAGGAATTTCAACAGCTTTAGGATTTAAACGTGCATCTAAATCCTGCAAATCTTTTTTAAATTTCTCAGACACATCAGGATTGTTTACTGTTTTTTTAACAATAGAATTTAATCTGTCCAATACTCCAACCTTTAAATAATCGCGGTCATTTGGTTCTCTAATGAAAGTATTATAAATCGCACCTGTTGGTAGTCTAAAAAGAATACCCGCACTCATCCAAAGTGCTCTTTGTTCTTGGGTCGTAAGGTCTTTACCTTCTTCGATCAAACTTAGATAGTCATAAAGTCCTGTTGTAGCAGTAACTATTTCAGTCATAGCTACTTCAAAGGGTAATTGTACGATCTTACGTTTTTCCCATTTTTTACCAGCAGCAAATTTCATATCTCTGATAACAGGTAAAGTGCTACCTACGGAATCAATCGGAGACCAAAGTAAAAACTTAGCCCACGCTTTAGTAAGATTCGCTGCACCCTTTTCTTCATCGTCATCACCAGGAAGGGGTTGTGCTCTGATAGCAGTTTCGTAGAGCTTCATTGCAGAGAGCACTAACATGAAGCTTGCAACACCAGCGGTAGCTGCCCACTTGTTACCCTTTTTAAATTCTTTTCTAACTTCTCGACTTACACCAATCGTATTGTTGTACAGATTGTTTAAATCGTTATAGAAAAATAAGAACATCTTCATATACTTATTTTTCTGAGCAGGTGGAAGGTTACGGATATCATTGTGAGTTTGAGTTAATTCACTCATGTTCGATGCGTATTTTGAAGCACCTTCATGATCACCTTTTAAGTTTTCTAATCCTTCGACTTTACCTTCAATCGCTTGTTGGTATGCGGTCAAAGTTACTAAAACTTTATTTATGCGGTCAACTTCAGATAGCGCCATAAACGCCGTTGTTGTGATAAACTCACGAGTACCATCAAGCGGAGTTAAAAGGCTGTCTTTAGTTGGTATTTGTTTGGTTAACGCACTTGAACTATTTTTAGAAATATCTTCAGTAAAACTTCTAATCGCAGGGTTTAACTCTTCTGCAAATTTGTACATGGAATAAATTAATTCAGGGTGGTTAAAAACAGTTTGAACGTTTTTTAAAAATATAGGAACACTAGACTTACCCATTGTATTTAAAGCAACACCGATAGCTAATGGCTGGATCGCAACAGAAGTTAAATTAGCTCCGATGGCTACAATCTGAAATCCGTTTGCGAACTTATTAATCGCTTTTAAAAGTGGACTCTCACCATAAGAATCATTCTCAACTTCTTGAGCCGTTGAAATATAAGTACTTACAATATTTGAATACCCGTCTTTACCGATAACCGCTGAGATATTATCTCTGATCTTTTTGTCAGATAATAATTTTACACCATCGGCAATAACTTCACGATGAGTTAGATCGTGAATAATTTGGTTCATTGAATAAGCCATTGCGTTTAAGTTTAAATCGATAAAATCATCGTTACCTGTACGAGACTCTAAGTGACCTTGTTCAGTCATAGCGTCACCGTAGTAATTTAATTTAAACTTATCTAGTGCCGACATAACGCCGACGCCTTCAGCTTTTCTAGCCATGATTTTAGCTTTATCTGAAAGCCTTACGATTGGATAATAACCGCCTGGATATTCTTTGCCACGAGCTACAAAAGGTTTTGCTTCGACCCAGATTACGTTGTCAGCGCCTTCAGTTCTTTTCTGAAGCTCTTGCATCTTAGGTTTAAAAGACTCGTACATATTCCAGATATTTTGAGCAAGTGCTGTGTGTTTATCGGTCAAATGTTTATCTAAAATTGCGCGAAGCTGATCACGAGTTAAACCATATTTCTCAAGTTCAACTATATTTCCTTCGTTACCAAAGTTAAGTTCCATCGAAAGTAAATCTGCTTTGGAAACATTACCAGAGGTAAAGGTTTGTTTGCCTACGAACTCTTCAACAAAAACCATATCGTTAGATAAGTTATCGAACTCTTCTCGTCCAAAGGCATCGAAGATCTTTTCAAGCTGAACACGAGTTTGATCGATTAGAGTTTTCTTATCGTTACTCGCATCAACTAAAGGTCTCCAAAATAGATCATTAAAAAATCCGACAGCTTTACCATCGTCTAGTTTTCTAATTAAAAATTGTGTTCTTTCTAAATAGGTCTTTAGTCCCATTAAAACTTCGATTTTCCCTTGAATGGGTGTAACCTGAGAGTCTTGTCGGATCTTTGACTTTTCCATATTGTAGTCGAAAACTTTTTTAGCATTCTCTTCTACTAAGTTACCGATAGCTTCAAGAGTTTGAAGACCTTTAATGTTCTTGTGTTTTTTAAATAGTTTGTTTTTAAATTTAGCCATGTGCAGGATAGCTTGAAGTGCAGTTCCAGCAGCTAAAACTTGCTCGACTGTCATGTCACCTAAAGACTCTCTTTGATCCATCAAACGTTCTGGAATCGTGTAGTTACCCTGACCTTCTTTGGCTACTTTTTCAGACCATTTTTTAAATGAGTCTTTTTCTGTTTTGTTACTCTTTTTAGTTGTAAGGTTAAAACTCTCTAGGATCTCTTGAGCTGCGTCCAAATACGTTGGACCTGCATCTCTTAGTTCTTGGATCGTAGACGCCTTGTTGAACTTTCTAGCAAGCTTTATGACCCTATTAACTTTGGCTGTGTAAAAATGAGTTTGAGCTTGAAGGGCAATATTCTTAGCAACAGCTTCTTGATTGACATAAGCTTTTTCGATCTCGTTTTTAGATACTGCATTCCAAGCCATTCTCTCAGACTTACGTTCACCGACTTTGAATTGGTTAGCATTTAGATCACCGACTTTAGACTTCACTATAGCGTTACGAGCATCGCTCATAAACTTTTTAGTTGAAGGGGTAATTACGATACCTTTGAAACCTTTTTTAGTAGCTGACCAAAACTTAGTTCTCATTGTGGTCATGGTCGCAACTGCGTTTTCTAATCGAGCATTGATCGCTTTAGAAATTCCAACTTCATTAAGACCAACTTGAGCTTTGGTTTCATTCTCAATATCTAATCGAGCATCTTGGACTCTTTGGTCTACCACTTCTTGTCGAGTAGGAGTTTTAGATAAAATTCTAAGTAACTCAATACCTGAACTGACACCGAGTAGAGTCGCTGATTCTTCAAGCGATACTCCACCTTCTACAAATACTTTATGTTTCTTTAATTGCTCATCTGTTAAAAAGTCTTGATATTGAATAGGTACAGTAGAGGGGTCGATAGCAACAGCAGAAAACCCTTTTTTCTTATGTAAAAAAGATACGCCATCAATATCTGGGTAAGATGTAAATTTATCAACGATATCTAAATTAGGACTTGTTTCGAGTTGCTTTAATTGAGCTTCTCTCTCTACGTCCATCGCTTCTTGTACACCAACATCAATGACTTGCTCCATTTCATATTGAGCCGTATCGTTGATGTTATCTACTACACCTTGTTTAGCTTTTGTTTGAGCTTCAACAATCGCATCGACCTCAGTCTTAGGTAATATTTTACTAAGTGCTTCAACCATTCGAGTACTATCAAGATACGAGTCTTCGTTAAGAATATCGGTCTCGTTAGGTTGCTCAGGGTTAAGAGCTTCCTGAATCATTTGGATATCTTCAGGAGTTTGCTCAGGAGCTTCTAGTTTAGATAATACTTTTTGTTTTTTATCGGTTGCTTCATTTATAGATTCTAGATATTCACCAGCTTGTTTAATCGAAGCACCTTCAGGTGTCAGCTTGTACTGCTCTTGGATATCTGGGAACTCAAAGGTCAACGCAAAGAACTCATGCGCTGGAACTTTGATTGGTGCATTTAAGGCAGCGGCGGCCTCGCCTGTAGGGTTAATAATATTCCTGATCGCAGTGGCTTTTTCAGGACTATTCGCCCACGCCTGTAATGACTCTTTATCAAGATATACTTCATTAAAACCTATACCTTTGAAAATTGTTTTTAGAAATTGCGCAGTCTCAGCTTGAGATAATTTAGCCATTTCAGTTTCTTTTACAAGTTCAAGAGCTTTCGTTACATCACTATCAAAATTTAAAAAATCTACAGCTTTACGTTTGTTGTCTTGGACTTGTCCGTATTGCTGAATATTGCTGTAAGCTTTTAATCCAGCAGCAGGTGCGACCATTGATCCACCCATTAAGAAACCCATCGTACCAGCTTCTAATGATCGACCAACAAAACCTTCGATCTTACTAGGGTCTACACCCGACACAACGTCTGTGAAGTCTTGAGCTAACGATGTAGCAGCTTCTTCAGTGAACTCTTGTCCACCAGCACCCAATAAGGATTTACCCATATTGAAAATAACTTTAGCTGCATTATCTTTACCAAATGAGTAAGTTAAAGAACTCTCTAAGCGTTTGAACGCGGCAATAGTTCCTATTCTCTCAAACGCCATTTCAGCAGTAGATTTAGCTAAAGCATTTGGTAGAGCTTGAGTTGGTGTAAAACCTTTTTCTTTATTTTCAATATTGTATTGAGGAGCTGTTGTAGCACCCACAGTCGCCATAGCAGCAAGGGGTCCACCAAGCATAGTAGAAATTAGAGTTGTGGTTAATTGAGGTATCTGACCTGACATCTTAATCGCAGCGATCCGTCCAGCTTCAACAAAGTCACCACTCGCAATAGAGTCAGTGACATCTTTGTTCATATCAGGTGCCATCGCATTTAGATCTTTGGCAATCTGAGTGAAGGTTTGGTAAACAGGATTTTTAGTTAAAACTTCAGGTGTTGTGATTTCTGGTTCACCGTTAAAACGTCTAATCAAATTTGCTGGATAGTAATAAGCATCATACGCAAGAGTAGGAATCTGAGAGACTCCCGCAAGCGTACTAAAAAGTGTACTACCGTAGGATGCAAACATTGATTCGAGGGTGCTTATTTCTTTTGTCTTTTCAAAATATTTATTAACTAGCTTGTCGTTTTTTCCAGGCTTATCGACTTTAAATTCTTTTCTAGTTTTTAAGTCGTCTTCCATCATGAATAAACTTACAGCATCGTCTTCTGTAAACTCATTGGGTTTAGCTGTTTGTTTAAGTTTAAGGTCGTTGATTTTTTTATTTAAATCTGTACCGTCAACCCGCTCTTTACCTTGAGTAAAAAGAGTTTCAGCTTGTGATAATTTGACCGTATCTTTTTTAATCAAAGATGAATGTTGTGATGACGTTGCACTGTATTCAGCCACACCTCTAGTCACAGTAGTATTCGTCTTTAAAAGATCAGCTTCAGATTGTAAAAAAGGTTTGTGATCTTTGTACTCATCAGCACCCATATTAAATAATCGAGCATCGTCGATGTTTTTAACAGCGTCTTGCGGAGGGGTATCTGCAAATTGTATTTGGTTGGTTATGTCAGACATTATAGTTTTTCTTTCTTGATAAAGTCTTCAAGCTCACCAGGATTCGGTCCCCTTTTATTTGCTCTGAAAAATAATCTAACTGCATTAGCTCGACGATCTCTGTCATTAAGCGTTTGAGTATTATCAAAAGGCGATTTACCTGATGTTGCAGGAGGTGGTGGTGTAGCAGGTGCTTCATTAGTTGGTTTAAATACTTCACCTTTAGCTTTAGCAGAAGCAAAACCTTGAAGATATTTTATTTGGTCATCATATCTCATGTTAGGTGGAAAGCGATCCATCTCGGCTACCAATTCATTAGTTGCGTCGGTGATCTTCATTTGATCGACGTTACTATAAAAACCATTTACTTTTTTAACGTAACCAACAGCCTGAAGCTGCTCGTCTAGTTTAGAAGTTAAGTTGTTCATCATTCGAGTTTCTTCAGCAGTAGTCTTTGGCGAGTTATACTTTTTCCAAAGTACCTCGACTGTGTTTCCATCTTTTTTATTTAGTCCCGCTTTTAGTTCAACCATGTCTTCAACAGGCATTCCTGAAAATTTGTTATCTTTTAAAGCTTGGTGATATTTTATAACCGCTTCACTATTAGATTCTTTAGGTGCAGCAACAAGTCTTTGTAAAGCAGTTCTTTGAGTAGGATTTAAAGCTCTGATAGTTTTTTTAAAGTTAGGGTCGTTTTCCATTTCATAAATGCTAACAAATGGTTTATCGCTGCTTTGTTTTTCAAAAGCTAGGTTAGCCAAATACTGATAACTTCTTTTAGCGTTACGTTCCTGGATGTTTTCTATTTGACGATTTCGAGTATCGATAGCTTCCCATGCTTTTTTCTTAGCCGATGGGTTATCTTTAAAAGCTTTATCGATGATTTTATCAATCGCAGCAGTACCTTTACCAATAGTTTGTTCAACTACGTTTTCGATTCTGACATTGGTCTGCTCGTCGAATATAGACTTTTTAATTTTATCTTGTTTTGAAGCGTCGATATATTTGTAGTACTTCGCGTATAGAGCATCGGCAATATCTGGACGACCAGAGTCGTTCAAATTATTAATCGCAGACTCTAAACCTTTACTGACTGTTTCACCTATCTCTAGATTAATACCATCTGTAGCAACTTGATTTCCAGCTTCGTCTCTAATAACCGCACCAAACTTCTCACCATGATTTTTATAATCCATAGCGATCCCATTAATCAAAGCGTCAATAGGTTTAAAAGTTTCTGGGTTTGTTGGATCGATATAAGCAGCGGCACTCATCAAGTCTTGAGCTTTTATATTGGCCGCGTCTTTAGTAACATTTTTATCGTAATCATAGTACTGACCCGAATAGGCAGTATCTCGTTTAATTTGGTAACTTGAAGCTACTTGAGATAACTCACCAGCAATAGCACCTTTACCTCGATCACTAATATCAGGATTTTTATTTAAAATTTCTTCATACTTTTTAGCTCGCGCTTCATCAAACTGAGCATAGACCTTTGTCGGGTCGCCTTGAAACTGTCGAGCTTTGTTTAACTCTTGATTCAAATAAATGTTGTACTCATTGGCCGCAGCTTTGGCCGCAGTATCAATAGCGTAATCTTCTTGTTTTTGAAAATAGTTAACTTGTTGTTCTGCTATTCCCATTACAGCATTCATTTGAGGTTGAGCGATAGCAGCAAGATTCGGAGCTTGTATTTCTGAGCGTCCTACACTTTGAGTTTGTTGTGGTTCAAAGCGATTAAGCCTTGGTATTTGAACTGGCATTATACTGTTCTCCCTAAACCACCACCATACTGAATATTATAAGAATTTTCATCAGTACTATAGTTTGCCGCCGACCCACCAAAGTGACCGCCCTGAACTGGTTTTTGTTTTTTATTGAACCCACCATTGCGCTCATAACCTGTTATCATGGTATTCGCAGCACCAAGTATCGCAGTATTACGAGTGGTTGTTGATTGAAAGTCAGCAGCGATTGAGTTCATACCACTTTGACCGCGCATATTGTTTGCTTGTTTTTTATAACCTAAAGCACGTTGATGAGCTTCAGATTGAATGTCTAAAAGATTCAACTGACCAGTAAGTTTGGTATCGGTTTGGATATCGGCCGCAGTTCCAAAGTTCGGATCAACGTCGGCGGCATAATAAGCCGTTCTTTGTTTTGAATCGATCTCATTGATGACACTACCATATCGAGCAGCTCTAGTGTAACCATCGGCTTCAGCGTTAAAAGCGTCGATCTCAGCTTGTTCGATATTAAACTGATCTAATTTTTTAGAAAGTTCGGCTTGTCTTTGAATGTTGTTGGCTTGCTGTATTCCAGACAAAAGCTGCAATCCGGCCATTGCGCCATAAACTATTAACGGAACTGCCATGATTACCTCCTTTATGATTTATATTGAACATCAATGTCAGGGATAATCGAGCTTATTTCAAGCGGTAAAGGGTCAACTTGTCTGATCGCTATGCGACCTTTAGAATCCCAATCACCTTCGATTATCACTTCTTCTCTCTTAGTATAGGGAGCTAGAGGTTTTGTTGCAAGACTTACGTCACCTTCTTCTTGAGTTTCGGACTCTGAGTCTTGCATACCATCGTTTGAATCATCCTCTGGGAAGTTCTGACCTACCCAGAAGCCACGAGATTTATAAACCTTAACATCGACCTTGTTACAAAGGATTGACTCAAGGAGGGTTGGTTTCTGTTCGACTGTCTCAACGTCTAGGGTTTCGATGTCAACTGCGTAAGGTAAACCAACATGAACTATTGCTCCACGCTTTTCTAGAGTGATGGATCCGCTTGAAACTACATAGTCATTATGACCATCTTGAAAATTATACGGTGACGCTTCAACAAATCCGTCTAATAAAACACTCACGGTTTTACCTTCTAAATGACTTAAACCCGTCACCGTTAATGTTGTTTTATATAATTCTGTAAATGATAAATCACTTGGAGCATGAGGAAACTCGGTAGAAGGTTGAACCCTTACTACAGTCGTAGAAGTATAAGTTGTAACTTCTAAATCTATTGAGTGTCCGTCTTCATGAAACCATCTAAATACCGTTCCTACAGCACCGTTACCCGCTGTATTTGCGAACTCTGCACTTGCCGCTGTGATTATTAAAATACCTTCATAATCACCAGGAACTAAGGGTGTAACAGTAAATGTATTTTCAAGTACTTCTTTATAAGTGACGGTTGAGTCCATGCAAATGAAGTCTTTGATGTCACTCATTTCTCGATTTGAAAGAGTTTCCATTACTCGAAAGTCGTCCCGCTTAACAATAAAATAAGGTGTATAAACACCATCATTAGATTTATGAACAGTAACACTCTCAAATAACCCATCAGTATCCCCTCGTGACCATGCTCTTACAAGCTGCTCATTTTGGTAGGTTAAAAGAACAAGAGAGCCGTCTTCCATGACACACCAAACTAACGGTGTTACTCCATCCTGGAACGCCCAAGACACTATTCGATTGTCCAGGAATAGATGATTAGAGTAAATGGAAATCTCGGATCCTTGGAAACTTGCTTGTTCATCGGAGTACTGTAAAGCCACGACAGAATTAGTAGATTTATCAACAAAAATGATAGATCCCGGGATCTCAAGTGGTGGAACAATATCATCGATCACATAATTCGCTCGACGGAGCATTACCGCTGAGTCTGGGGTCAAAGGTCCGATTGGAGTCATGAAAATACCTTGAGTCGTAAACGCTGCCAGGCCACCTAGATCAGCATATCTTAGGACTCGGCCAGTTCCATTCGTTCCAGCCTTCATCGCTAAAGCTGAGTCATCGTCGATAGGATAATCACGCAAGAAATTTAAAGGCTTACCTGGTCGTGAGGCGAAGGTAGCTTCTTTGTTTTTATCAAGCGATCCAGAAAGAATAAATCTTTGTTGATACACACCTATGGCGTTTGCTTTGATGTTTCCACCAGCACTTGTGAACCAAGTATCAATTGAAAAATCGGCCTGAAAAGTTGGAGGTAAATTTGTGTAATCGGCTGTTTGACCAAAGTCTCGAAAAGTAAAAGTTCGAGTTGTATAAGGGGGTGCCGCTACATCAGCGTAAGTGTCAGTAGATCCGATGAACCCATAACCTTGACCATCTCTAGGTCTTCTAAATACCAGCATCTCAATTGTTAAATTATCATCAGCTTGGTAATCGAAAAGATCGTATGCACCTGTGATAGTATTTGATTGAGCGGCCGCTACAGGAAGATTACCCGATACTGTATTTCCTTTTAATAAAACTTCAGTTCCTATTTTTAAACAGGTGACATATTCGACATTGTATCCAGCAGGTGCACCCACAGCAGTCAATGCAGTAAGTGAACTAAACGGTGTAGATGGTCTATTAGGGACTAAAGATGAAAGATTTAAAACTCGTGTTGCAAGTTCAGGATCTCCAACTACCAAATCTACAAGTACGACTCTAAGGGTTTGATTTGAACCCGAAGATAAAGTTGGATTACTTGAAGAGATATATAAAAAATCACCACTATGAGCAAATTGAATATACGGTAAATCGTCTTCATCAAAAAGATGAGCACCATCAGCGTAGTCACCCGCAACTACATCGTGAATCCGAACATAAAGTGGTCCAAATTCAACAACGTAATTTGTATATGGAGGATGAAATAAAATACATTTCTTAGCCGCAGTATCGGTGGGTATTACTGTAATCGTACCTGATCCATCAGTGCTAAGGGTTTGAGCAAAACCCGTCGAAGCATTGAATATCGAAGTAGCTAATTTAAAAGTAGTAGCAGTATCTTCGATGATATAATAATTTGTGGAAGTTGCTAATTCCACAGGAAGAGTACCCGTAGTTGTAAGGGTAACTAAAAGACCCGTTGTAAAATTATGAGCTGTTGCGCTCGTCGCTTTATCTGTGGTGTTATCAAAAGTTATTACTTTATTTACTAATGCAGTACCACGTTTTGTTGATTGATTATATTTGGTTCCGGGTCGAGATTTGATCGAACCTACTTTGGTAACTACTGCATTTCTGAGAGTCTTCAAACCTGTTTTATATTTTTCTAGTGTGGTTCTTTCTTGAAGTTCAGGTGTTAGTTCACCTGCACCAAAAGCGGATTGTATTGCATAAGCCATTATTCCGTCCTTGCTTGTACAAACTCCGAATCGACAGCCAAATCATCAAACGTTTCACCCTCAAGTCGGTCTGTTTCTTGAGCTTCCATTTTGTAAAAACCGTAGGTCTCTTGAACACTCTTACGAATATTCAAAGCACCTTTACCAACGATCAAACTTGAGGCAAGAAAACCTAGTCGATATCCAAGAGCTAAACCTGCGCTCGCGTTCAAAGAGTTCAAATTTATGTCGGAGCGAATGTACTCACCTACTGCATCAACTTGATTTGTATAAATTACGCTCACACCGTTTAGAGTTCCTCGTGTGCGCGGAATACTTGTTGATCGATTATCTTTTCTAAAACCAGAAACTATTCTGCGAAAAAATAAACATTTCGATGGGTATTTGTAGGCATATAACCATTCATCGTTTGGTTCTTCTTCAATTAATTCAAGGGCTGTTCGTTCTGAGGTGGCGTCAAGATCGAGGTCTTGAAGTGTTTGAGCTAAAGCAATGGGATAAAATTGCCGTAAAACTTTAGCTTCTTTTGATGAGTCATTATCAGCATCGGCAATCTGCTTATTTAGAAGAAGCGCACCTAAAGCTAAGTTAAATATATCAACCTTAGAATACACTTCTCCTCCGATTTAAAGTTTGATCATCCAGTTTTTTGAGAATTCCTTCTCAGACTTGATGTGAAACTTGTCACCAGGATTTTTACGAGAGTTATCGTAGAAACCTTTTTCAATTGCTTCAACAGCAATCAGTTTTGATTTGGCTTTAGGAGCTTCCACAGCTTCGACTTCAGCCGCAACATTGGCTTTAGAAGCGGCAGACGCCGCTCCTGGTTTAGGGATAGCTGACATTTAATCCTCCGATTAATTGTTATCAGCGTGTACAACTTTAGGGAACGACTTGTACTTGTTGATTTCGTCTTGTGGAACGATCCAAGCATCTGCCGTAACGGTGGTTGTTCCGCTGGAGATTGTATTTCTGATTCCAAGATAACGTCTTGTTTTCACACCTTGAGGTACTGGGATTTCGTGCATTGAACCAACAGTCAAAGCCGCAGCTAAAACTGTGATTGAACCCAAAACTTCGACGTTAGTAGTTAAAGCCGCATCATCAGCTTGGATAACTGCTAGAACGTGAGTAGAACCCGCACCCGCCGCTACTGAAGGAATGAACAAACCAGCCATACGTCTTCCGATAAACATATCTGAAGAGGCTGAGATTGTGTCAATCGCACTTGCTGAAACCGCAGTTGCAGTGAAAGCCTGTGCTCGACACACTTGATCTTCATAATCTAATAACATAGTAAACTCCTATTTTAAAAATTAAAGCAAAACAATAAGGGGTTTTTACACCCCTATAATTCCTTACGATACTACAGCTTCAGTGTTCAAGATCGCATCGCAAATTACTACTCGACGACCTAAGAACATCATCACTTGTTCACCTTGGTAGTTTGCGAAAGTTAATCCGCCACCAGCTCCAACTTTTTCTAAAGCTTGTTCATGCAAGAATGAAGCGATTGTTGAGTTCATGTAAACATAACCCATGCCAGTTCTTACAGCCGCAGGAATGCGGTAGTGAGCGCGAGTCATAAGTTTCAACAAATCAGCCGCAGAAGTTCCACCAGCTTTTAAATCAGAGATATCGATATTTGGGATACGAGCAAGTGCTCGGTAATCTTTAACAACTAGACCGTGGTCGATCATGAACATTTCTTCCCAACCCCAGAAAGTTCCTGTTACAGAAGTCTCTGTTGTTCCGATGATTTGAACTTTACCGTTGTCTTCACGCTTCAGACCCGCAGTTGTTCCAGCAGGATAAACTCCGAATACTGTGTTAGGACCCCAGTCAACAAACCATATTGAAGTGTTGTCTGATCCAGCTCCAGCCGCAGATACGATCTGCTTAGACACAGGCTCAGTTGTTGTTAATGTAGACAAGATGTCTGCAAAACCTGCAACTTTACGAGCATCGTCTGAAGGAGATCCGTAGAACAATAAATCAGCGTGTTCTTGCGCCATTGCTTGAATGTGACCTTGAGACTGATTCCAACGATTGAATGCTACGCGATCCGCTCCGCCGCGAGCCGCAACCATTACGTCGATCTGAGACTTAGATTCAAAGTGAGCTGCGCTGAACGAGCGTTCTTCAAGTCTAGATTTAGATGCTGGAATAGGTTGATTGGCTTTACGGTAATAAACCGTAGGAAGATTTGAACGAAGTGTTTCAATGTGTACCGTCTTCTCGTTCATTTCCATGTAGGGCATATGATCCAAGATAGGGTTTGATTGAACTAATACTTCTGCTACTTTACCAATTTGTACGTTTTTGCCTTTAGCTACATCCGCTAGGGTAACTAAACTTGCTCCGATAACTCCCATTTAAGCCTCCATTATTAAATTAATTATTAACATACATATCACTTAAAAACTTCCATTGATCAGTTGGCTTTGTCTCGGAGGCCGCTGATCCATCACCCTGTACGAAGCCTTCTGTCTCATAAAGCTTCTTTGCAACAGCGTGGAAATCTCTCGTAGTGTTAGGAGGCAGCATTCCACCCTTTTCTGTCAACATCTTTTTTGTGTTCGGCATGAAATCGTTAATAAATTTATTAACCATCTTGGTATTTGCATCGAAATTAGCCCCACCAAAGTCCTTATCGTTCTTTAATTCATTAAACCAACTAGTCTTAAGTTCGTTAACTTGAGTTTCAATTTGCTTTTGATGATTAGCTTGTTCAGTTGCTTGTTGAGTTAAGTATGTTTTTCTGATGTCTACCAATGCTTGTTGCGCATCCTTTGGTAATTTATATTTTTCAAAATTCTCAGTGAACAATTTTTTATCTGCATCATTGAAATCTTTTAAATCTACTTCAAGTTTAAACTCACCCGGCGCTGGAGCTGGAGGAGTTGCAGGTGGAGTAGCTGCGGCCGCAGGTGCCGGAGGCGCTGCATTTGGATCCACATAACCTGCCGCATTTGGTGGCGGAGGTGGTGTGTTGTAACCAGAATTTACTTCGGCCGCTGGCGGCGTCGCTGCTGCTGGTTCGGGGGTTTTTGGGGTTTGGTTTGGTGCTGGCGGTTGTTGTGCTTTTGGGATAGCGTATCCAAGTTCGTCGTACTCAATACCCCCTTGCGCTTGAGGCGTCGGAGTACTCGGTGTAGGTGGCGGGACTTGGGGAGTTGTTTGTGCATTTGCGCCTCCTCCACCAGTGTCGCCCGGATTTACTTGATTGAATAGTATACTAGACTTTTTTGGAAACATTTGCTCTCTCCTGTGTGATTTTTTCTTTTTCAACCGCAGCTAAAATGATTCCCGCCATGCGAGGTTCAGCTTCGGATATTAACCTAAATAAGGCGCGTCCTGGTCTAAGCGATCCGAGTTTATCAAATAGAAGATCTTCTCTCAGACCTAGGTCAGGCAGCTCTGCTACTTCAAAATGCTTGAAGAGATATTTTATAAATCTCTCTCCCGGATGAGTAGCTAGAATAGAAACAACATCATGGAGCATTTGTTGGTGCTCCATGAGTTCTTGTAACTCGTGGTGATCGGGTGGTTTTGGTGGTTGGTTCATTTACAATATTAGTTTACGTCAGTCCATGCGCCGTTACCTACACCGATAGTAACCCATAAACTTGCGGCTACTGCTTCAATAGTGATAGATGATCCAATGTCAGTACATCGAATAGCATCACCTGCTGAAGGTGTAATTGCTGCTCCTGTACCACCTGCAACTGAATTGATAACTGAAAAGGCGTCAGTAGCATCTGCTGGATTAATGTCGAAATCATCGGCTGTTCCACATACGAAAGTTAGTCGGCAACCTAGAACTGTAGAAGCTTCAGGAAGAGTCATAACGTCAGCAGAATTACTTACAAAAGTAGATCCGCATTGAGCTGCTGTGATCGCCGCAGTTGTTGAAGCAACTTGAGCTTGTAAATATCCTGAGATAGTTCCAGAACCCGCACCCAATAAGGTGTTGTCGTTTGCTATAACCATCTTCGCACCGGACTTGGTACAATTAATACCCGTCGAACAAGAGATGATATTTAGTAAACCAAGATTAGCAGAAGTTGTTTCACCTCTGAAACCCGCTACTGCCGCGACTCCGAACAAGAACAAAATCAGACCTGTAATAAATTTTCCCATGTTAAACTCCTTTTTGTTAAATTAACTTGGAACTGCTCTTAAATCTTTGACTGCACCAGCAACACTTGGCAAGGCTTCTGTTAACATCTGCTGTCTTTCCATATTTGCCTGAGCTTGCTGTCTCATTGCGTCAACATCTGCTTGATCTCTGTTCAAACCAGCAGGTAAAAATAATCTATCCTCGTACAAGTCACATAACTTATCAAGGTTAGCTTTTTGAAATACTGAAGGGTCGAGTTGACCCACTCGCTGAAGCATATCGATATATTGATTAATCTGTGGAAGATCCGCTGCTCGCTGCGCTTGTGCGAATGTAGAAATCATTTCTACTCTCAACCATTCACCTTCTAATTCTGGTGGTGGAGGAGGCATAATCGGATCATCTTGGATGACATAATTCATTACAAACTCAACATTTGGTACGTTGTAAGAAGTGTTGAGAGCTTGCAAATTTGGACCAATGACTAGTTGTTGTTCATTGATGATCGCTTGAGTTTCTGTAGCCGTTCGAGTCTTTGGATTCATCGACAAGAATAACAAAAAGTCTGCGAAGAAAAACTTATCGACCATTCGTCGCAAGTCTTCTACGTCACCCGATAGAGCAGCAACCGCTGGATTAATTTCAAACACATTTCTCAAACCACCTTGAGCCATTGATGTAGCATCAACAGGAATGTATCTATTGGCTTGCGTAGTGATATAAGATTTTTTTAAGTTAGCAGGACCTTGAATTGTCGGAGCTAACATTTTTTCTAAAGCCACATCTTTGCTGATAGCTTTTTTATTCAAAGACTTGATCACACCCATTGCCATAGTTGCAGGTCCAGTCTCACCATACTCGAAGTTATCAGAGCTTTGAGACTTACCAACAATAAATGGTTTACGAGTAGAATAAGCTTCTCGCAAAAATACTTTATCTTCTTCAGAATTAGGTTCTAAGAAACCGCCATTATCAAACCCTTGACCGTAGTATCCTCCAACTTGCGAGTTACCTATTTCATAAGTCAAAGATACCCATTGGCGATTTTTTCCACCGATAGCTTCATTGACATTAAAGTCTGGATTTTCTTTTATAATTTGAGCACATTCAACTTTGACAGAATAGTTACATTTCTCATAGCAAGTTTTTACCTGTTCTGAGAACATGGACCAATCATAATCACCATCAGCATCTTTTTTCCCGTACTCTTCAACTAACGCTTTTACGTTCAGAGTGAATTTACGAGTTAAAACAACTGGCTCATTTAGAGCATTGTTGACGATGAAATAGGATCCGGGGGTCAACGTATGATAGTGAAGTCTGAAACCTGGAAGTTCTTGAATAATGTGAGCACCAGTATTTAACGCACCGTAGTCATAATAAAATTGTCCGGCAGCATTGTAGAAATTGCTGACTGCGAATACCGAAAGGCAACGTCGAGTTAGAAGATCTAAGTATTCGCGTACGCGAGTTAAACCGTTTAAATCTGGATCCGGGTGAACTACTCGAAACCAAGGTCGAGTCGTAGAAGTATTACCTTCTAGGAATCCGGCAACGAATGATCGATGCGCTAAAAGGTGCGTACCATCAACGATGTGTTGATTGTTTCGCTCACCCTCTGGTTGATTTAAAATGTATCGCATTCTGTGAGGGATTACCCAACGACCTTGATCGATCCAAGTACCTTTGATGGTCTCGAATTTCTGTTCAGCTTGTTGACGAATATACTCACATTTTGAACGCGAATGTTTTGATTTCATATTACAATCCTAAAAAGTCTCTGGTTAGATTGTTAAATGCTCCGTCACCACCAAGACCAGACCCGGCAGCAAATAATGATCGACGTTGTGCAGATCCAGCAGCACGAGACGCTGATACGTCATTACGTCTAAGTCGAGCTAATTCTTCTTCTCTTAATCTAGCCGCTTCAGCACGTTGTTCGGCAAGTAAGGCTTCAGCTCTGTTGTTAGCTGATCTTGCGGCATTAGCACCTGTTAGTTCACCAATACCTTCTGTGTATGCGCGAGTTTGCCAGCCAGCTTTGATACCACCTGTTTCAGGGTCGTATCCGACTAAACCCATTGTCAATAAATTGGCAGCTACATCTTCCCATGCGGCTCCACCTGTGGCTTGGTTTACGGCAGAATTTATAGAGTTTCCAGCATTAGATACTTCACGGTTAACGGCATTACCAACATCACCAACAGGATTGCTGCCAGTACTGTTTTTAATTTCACCGCCACCTGGTAATTCTATTCTAACTCCGCACATTTTCTTTTCTCCAAATAAAGAGTTTTTCGGTCTCTTTAAGTCCGAGTCGCTCTAAAGTTTTAGGTTTTATGTTACTTTTAACATTTAGAGCTATAATCACATGATCCGCACATCCTTTACCAATGTCAAGAAAGCTATGAATTAAGTGGTGGGCAGCCCTGGTCCCTGGTACTGCATAAAGTACATCCGAAATTAAAATGTTAGTCTGGTTTGAAAATGCACTTGGACCTTTCATCGCTAAAATAAATCCGACCAGTTTTCCATTTTTCCGGCAGGTAAAACAATGATAATTTTCAAGATATTTTTTCAAATCAAAACTTACATTGTTATAAAATTTATCTCTTGAGTCATTTATTTCCGTCAAAGCTTTGACGATAAAGTCCTCGATTTCCATTGTTGCGTCGCTCATTAAAACTATTTCAGTAGTGTACATCGTGGTCCTCATAATCTACTACATCATCTGGCATTTTGTATGCCTGGTCTCCGATCTCACGAGACGCATTGTCGAATAAGGAACTGTGACCTTCTAGTCTGTCAGTAACTTTACGAGAAAATTGTAATACAAATCCATCGGCCAAATCGGGTGAAGCCAGCATTCGATCTTTAATATCTTTCTTACTCTCAGCCAGCTTTTTTAAACTTGTCTTATGTCTTGAGCCTTTAGTACAGCAAAGTTGTTTCTCGATATCGGCTAGGTCCTCTGGATTAACGGCCGTGATAACGTGTCCGTCAATTAAAGCTTTGTTCGCCTCCCAATACATCTGTGCTCTGATATTGGCGTACTCTGAGTCCTTTGGATCGGCCACATCGTTAGGTGAACTAGCGAATGAGATTAATTCCCAGTGCCATTTTCCATCGATATTCGCCAATGTCTTAAGTGCAGTACCTTCCCCTTGATCTATGAGGACCCGATCAGCTTGTAAGTCCTTCTCGTACTTGCAAACTTTCGCATAAGTGTAACTGTGATCTTGTCCTTGCTCACTATCTAGTTTAAATCTCTCTAAGAGACACGAATACGCACCTTGATGATGCCAAATGGTAGTCTCATCGCCTCCGGTCCACGCTGGATCCACGGTTAGGACGGAAGGAAGTATCTTAACGCTGGACGGATCGAAGACTCTACCCCTCTCAATGGCGCTTTGAGTAGCTGTAATACTGATAATAGAGTCCTTGGCAGTCTTTCTAGGCAGTCCTCTAACCCTAACCCTGAAATCATCGTGATCTTCATTACCACCAGCAAGACGCAACCACTCTGCTACGAGTGTTTTATCAACGTGATCTAGGGATCTGGTATCAATTCGCAAAGACCTCCACTCAGGGGAAGTCATTAGTTGCTCGAAATAAGCCGTTGGGTCATCTGAGTTACCAAAGACCATCCAAATCTTAATAGTCATGACATCGGTAAAGGCACCCGATGCATATTTGAAGATAACCCCTGGGATACCGGGTGCCTCCTCGAAGGTGTAACTGATAGCATGACCTTTGTTATGTAGACCCGATACGGCGGCCGGCGTTTCCTCAGACCAATTAAAATGATCAAGTCGCCATTGCTCTCCCCAATGGTCATCTTTGGCTTTTATGGACGTTCCTAGCTTCTCAAAATAGTAGTCAGAGAATCTAGCCCTGCGAAACCAAACGTCGTACTCAGGCCAAACCACGGTCTTTAACTGGGTGTCTGTATTGGCAGTTATCCGTCCGCGGAGCTTATGAGTGTATAATAATATTATGTTAATGATGGCACCAAGAGCAGTCTTAGCCGCTCCGTTACCCGATGATACAATAAGTTTATAAAGCTGATAGCGGGTGATTGGATTACGCAGGTGGTTGCTGATTAACTCAAGCTCCTGTATCTGCCACTTGTACAAATGGATGTTTTCCATGTCTGTGCCTGGCTCACCAAAACCAAATATTAGATAGGCGAGTTTCACAAAGTCATAGCGATAAAGCTGTATGAGTGATTCAAACTCTTTGATGTCGTCGGGATTATATTTCTTCATCTCTCTCAACCTCATCAACCATTGGTCTGTCTAAACCCATTCTCCATCGTTTAATTATATTCTTAACCGCTGCTCGAATAAACACTTCTTGAGTGGGGTACAAATAAATTAAGTCTTCTAAAGTTGCCTTGACCCCTTGGTCTCTGATTTGAGCTTTTATTGACTCTCTAATTCTACGATCAAATGAACAAATTATTACGTTACTCATGCTGCTTTCCTAAATATGGCTTCAACTAAATAAGCCATTGCTTCATCGTTTAAATGCGAGATCAACACACCACGCGATTCTAAAGTAAAACTTGCGGCGTGAACACACTCATGGACTAAACTATTGATATCGCTTTTCTTACGAGTCCAAATTACAACGATCGCTTCTTCTTTATTAAACATGACTCGACCCTGAACTCGATCAAATGTCGTATCTATTTTATGTCGGTCCTTCATGTACTTTTCTATTTCACCTTGGGTCCAACCAAGACAATAGTAAAAATTCATTCGATACACTTCGCAGTAAAAATGTTTAGGTCTCATCGTTTAAGTCCATACTCTTTTATTTTACGATATAAAGTTGCTCTAGAGATACCAAGCAGACGAGCACTTTGAGTTACTTTCCAGCCAGTCTCATTGAGAGCTTTTAATATGTACTCTTTTTGAACCTGTTCCATGTTTTTAAATACTAAATCAAATGTAGAGTCGTAGGTCATGTCACATCCTTTGCCTTAAGTACCTTACGGTTGTCAGCATCTTCAATCCTAGCTAGCAAAGTCTCTCTCATATTGGTTCCGACTTCATGCTCAACTTTTAGTGACTTTTTAAACACTTCTTTCTCACCACCAAGCATCTCAGCAGCTTTAAGTTTATCCCAAAACTCGAATTTAAGTATTTTACTGTGTATTCCAATGATGACCCCATTTGGGTCTTTGTCATAGACGTTCTGGATAGTGAGCTTTTTAATTACTCTACGGGTCTCAGCGGGTACTTGTGATATGTCCTCGTAGAATACACCTGTGTCTGGGTTAACAAGGTCCACTGGATCAAAGTCAATTACTTCACGGACTTTCGCTACCACCTCTTCCGCATCGTAACCAAACTTACGAGACCCCGCCGCGGCGATTTGTTGAATACATTGGTACACATCTTTGTTGTTAATTAAATGTTTACCATCGTTAGCATGAAGTCCCGATAGTCGTGCTGCTTGTTTTATATCCTTACAGAGGTTGTAGTTGGAAATGAATAGCAGGACTTTGGGGTCGGTGGCGTGGATGGGGGTTAGGGTGGTTGAGATAATCTGTTGGACTATCTGATCGGTAGTAAGGGGTGTTGGGTCTACCAATGGGAGCGTCTTCTCGGGGACCATCTCGATTTTATGCGGTCGCGAAGCTGGAGCTTGCGGAACTTGTTGGGGAATTGGTTCTGCAGGTCTATCCGTAGGTCTTAAATGTGGGGGTACTGGGGGTTGTCTCATATTGATACTGTAGGTGGAGTTCTTAAAAAAATCTAGCAATAATATTTAGAAACTTATCATATAGTATGTTTAAAGATATTACCCTTATATAATTTAGGGTCCGATTAGTTCTTAAAATTTCGGATATTTTTGGGAACCACCTTTATACAATAATTACACATAGAAAATCTTTTGACCCACCCCCACCTTAAATCATTTTCAAAATCAAAAAACCTTAAAAATCAATTCAAATCTAAACGAATTGACACAACACAACTAACAACGCTGATAACCGTCTCATAGTGACACTGTATAACTTGCAACGATTGTCTATAATATATACAGCGTTGCGTTACTCATTGACAATATAACAATGGTACAGTGTGGCACCAACGTTGCTATATACTTAAGCAGATACTAAACACTAAACAAAAGGACCTTAAAATGGACAAAGCAGTAGTTAAATGGATTAAAGTGATCGGATACTTAACAGTATGTACAGCATTCTCATGTATTAGACAGGCACGAGCGGCCACATATCTTGAGTGTACTTCTAAAGACATTAAGTCTTGCACTAACGAAGTGACTAAGGGTGATGTGATTGTATCACTTGCTAAGGGATCAAAGTCTAAGTTTATCAAAATAGACTTTGTTATGTTCGACACTAAGAAAGGGACTCTTAAGGTTGAAAAGCAAGATTAGTTTCATTGAGTGACTTAGCAATAGGTCACTCGCTTGAACCTAAACCGTAACCGTGCCGAATGAAATGAGGCACCTCACAAAGGATATAATATGCAATTGATTTTAATAGCTCTAGTTTGGTCTGGAATGGTCGCTTGTAGCGGTGTAACGATTAAGACTCATGGTGCAGACGTTGTTGAACGTGGACCAACGTCGCAACCTGAAAATTCAAAACGTGGCACTGTTATAGTTCCCGAAGAGTGTTTCGACGACAATGGGATATTCGACCCTGGTTTAGGTCACGACACTTTAGATTGTGGTAACTTATGAGTCACGACGATAAAGACCCTAAGGACTATAAACCGACTCAAATTAAGTTTATAAGATAAGTATATAACAGCGTTGTGACTTAATTA